GTACAACGCTGGTAAGACCGCTGAACTTAATGCGTTTGTTGCAAAAGATAAATCAGGCTTCTCTAAAGATGTTGTTGAATACATCAAAGAAGGCGGCATGGTGTCCTACTTGCAGGGTTTGTCTGCTAAAGGGACGTTCCAGAATTTGCAAAAAGACCTTAACTCAAGCAAGCCTAAAAAAGCATTGGCTGCTATGAATGGTTTCTTTGATGTGTATGCTGACATGTTTGAATTGTCTAGTCGCACTGCCGCTTATCGTATTACTCGCAATAAATTGTTGCGTGAAGACAAACTGTCTGATGAGGCCGCTAAAACTCGCGCGGCTGCTTATGTAAAAAACCTTGCAAACTTTGAGCAAGTTGGTGAGTGGGGGCGCGGTGCTGGCGCAATGTTTATGTTCTTTAGACCCGCCGCTACAGGTGCGGTACGTGCTATTGAAACATTAGGGCCAATGCTTCGCAGTACAGATGATGCGGTCTTAGACTTGCCGCCTGAAGTGCGCAAAGATGAAAAGGCAGTTGCCGAATTCCGTAAGAGCCATGAGAAGCAACGCAAAGCCGCACAAGCAATGACATTAGGTTTGGCTGGTTTTGGTGTTGGTATGTATTTGCTGTCTATGGCATTGTCAGACGATGATGATCTTGGGCGCAACCGTACTAAGACTGATGACATTAACCGTTGGGCGCGTTATGCTCGCTTCCATATCCCCGGTTTAGAAACTCCAATTCAAATTCCTTGGGGCTTTGGTTTGGGCGCGTTTGCAGCTAGTGGCGCACAGATTGCTGCTATGGCTACTGGACAAGCATCGATTAAAGAAGGCTTTAGCAATACATTGTCTGTGATGATGGATTCGTTTTTGCCGTTGCCAGTCTCGCGTATCAACATGTTTGATAACTTCCCCGCATGGTTGATGGACTCTGCGCTGCCATCTGCGGCTCGTCCTCTGTTTGAGTGGCAGATGAACATTGATGCATTGGGTCGTGAGATTTATAACAACCGACAGACTCGTGTGGGCGATGCGTACACAGGTGGCGATAACATTCCTGAGTTGTATAAGTCAGCCGCCCGTACCCTTGCAGATGTTACAAACGGTGCTGTGGACTGGAGTCCTAATACGTTGTACTTCTTTGCCAACAACTACGCTGATGGCCCGATGCGTATTGCGCAGACAGGCATGAACATGGCTTTGCTTGCATCTGGAGAAAAGGCGTTCAATCCTAAGACAGACACAATTTTATTTGATAGCTTCTTTGGCTCCGCCTCAAACTATGATGCTAAACAATTCTCAGCTATTGAGAAGCAAATCAAGGACAAGGAACGCAAACTTAAAATGTTTGAATCCAACCCCGAGCAGTATGCAAAGTATGTTGAAGCCAATCCAATGGATGAGTATCTTGTCAAAATGTACAACGAAGGCGTGAACGGTCGCTTGAAAGAGTATCGAGAAGAAGCTAATGCTATACGTAAGATGCCTGATCTTTCTCCTAGAGACCGTAACGATGCGCTAAAAAACATTGTGCAGATGCAGAACTTTGAAAAACGCCACATGATCGATGCGTTTGAAGCATTTGACATTACGCCTTAACGCATGCGCCACGCCCGTACACCAAGGACACCATCCTTGGTTGTTACAAATGTTTTCACTTTGACACCCGCCTTTTTGGAAGTAGTGTCTATTATGAAAAGCATATACGCGGGGCGCATCGTAGGCACAAAGAAGCTATCCCCTACTCGCAAGGAGTGAAAGGGGAATAACCATTCAGGCTCATTCGGGGGTTGTGGTGGCGGTGTTTTCGTCATCTTTGAATATCTGACTGATGTCCATCACAATTTTGTAGGCTTGCACATTGGTAGAACCAAAAGCCGCTTTCCACCCTGCCGCCATCTGCTTGCGTGACTTCTCTTTCAAGATACCTCTGCGCTCAAGCTCCCCTTCAAACCATGTTGGGCTAAGTTTGTTATTACGTAGATACTCCTTGACTGCGCTGGTTGAAAGCCAAATCACACCTTCATCCACGTCGGCAGTAATGCTCAGCGCGTTGCGAGGCTCCATGACATGCTTGCCATTACGGAACACCAGCGCATTCTGAATATTCTTGTTGATGAAGTCACCGAGTACGCTCTCTGCTTTGGACTCATCATCCTCTGCTCTGCCATCAATCAACCGAATGAAGCCTTCGCCTACAACTGTAAAGATACGGTCAAGGTCAAACTCAGTCAAACCCATGTTATTGGTGATTTTTCCCGCAATGCGTGTTGTACTAATTAGATTAGATAGAAAGCGATACTCTGCGTTCTTTGAGTACTGCTCACCAACAGACAGGTATTCTGTCTTAAGGCGTTTACGTAGTTCAGGTACACCTATCTTAAACAACTCTGGTATGTACAGTGGCCCGGCGTGACCGTGATGGGTTTTTAATGATTCAAACATTAGAAGCCCACGCTCATCAGTCAGCTCATACCCTGCAACCATAGGCTTATGGATAGTCGGCTCAAGGATACGCATCTCCTCTGCATTTGTATCGCCCTTAAATGTGGACATCAACTCACGAAGCTTTGTATTGGTTGTGATAATTGCAATCAGTTTAGTTACATAGGTCGCTTCGCGCTCTTGATTGGCTGATGACATCATCCGCAGTTTGGGTTGCCCTGATGAAATGTTGTAGGCAACATGAGATACCACCTTGCCGTCTGTGTTTGACTGCTCGTCTAATCCGTACAGAATGTTCTTACAAGTCACCATACGATTGATCAACGCATTCTGAGTAGCGTCAAAGATTGACAGGTTTTCAGGGTGTCCCCAAATGCTTAGCGCACCGTATAGCGCACCTGTTTTACCGTAGCCTGATTTTCCATACAGGGAAAAGATCACGCCATTAATGTTGGTAAACTCAATCAGTGGACTAGCAAATCCACAGAGAACTGCAAATGCATGCCACTCATAGCCGGGATCATTGAAGAGTTTCATAGAAGCTTTCCACCCCTCAAGCGTCCCACCTTCCTTAATGTTGCGTACGACATTCTTTGAGATTGGTGACGGGGGGCAGTAACGAATCTCTCCATCGTTCATGTATTCATTTGTGCCAAGCACAAACGACTCATGTGTCTCGGATGTCCACCCTTGTTGCACTCTCATTATGTCTGCCCTTTTCGTGTTGGTTAAAAACGTTGACCACTTCATCAAGTAGCTTGCAATGCGCGGTGCTTGCGCAGGTTCAAAAGTTACACTGTTGTTTGCTAATGCCTCTTTGAGTTTGTCAGTGGCAGCCACAGAGCGCAGTGGTAGTAGGAATTCGTTTGAGCCATCATGCGGTAGCTCAACTCGTATAAGCAAACATTCGCCATCATGGGGACTCTTAAGGCGCTGGACTGGGTACATCGTGAAATGCAGTAGCAACTCATCAGGGTCTTGCACCATGCCTTTCTTAGTAGAACGTGGAGGAGGCGTGAAGTACACACCGCCATTAGCTCCGCGAGAGTATGGGTACAGGAAGTCAGGGAAGGCTACATATTTTTGGGTATTCGTTTCGAGCCGTATTGGTTGCGCTTCATCTTCGGTTTGTCCGGCAACTGCTGGCTCTTCAACAACGGCCTCAACGGATTTGAGGACTCGACCAAGCTCAATAGGCCCCCGCTTACCGAGGACTGATCTATGAGGACATCCATCACACCCCCCTCTGTTTTCTTTTTCAAAGGCGTTGCAACTGTGCGACCACTTTGCGGTTGATAAAGATTGGATTCGTTTGTCCTCGACAGTCTTTTCGTTGTATCGGGGGTCGTGTATTGACATGTCATGGATAGCTTTATCAGCATCTCTACACCGAGAGGCGACAGATATTCCAGCGTACCACAACGGCTCTGAAGCAAAAGTTTCGCAGATGATTTTGATTTGAGCACAGCCTGTTCCTTCCAAACTTTTTTTCTTGATTAGCGCAAAGTCGTATTCAAAATTACTATTGAGCTTGTCGTAAATTGCTTGCGTATCTTCGTCAAGCCCCTTATCAACTTTTGATAAATCAAACTTTTCTTCAACTTTCCCAAGTAATTCAACAAAAATTTCAAATGGGTTGGGGTCTGCGTCTAGTACAACCTCACAAGGTAATGGTTCTCCTTTTAGATTCCTGCTTCCAGGGGCCCGCAGTATGCGTGCGGCATCAGCTGTAACTGCCTCATCTATTGGAAAGTCACTATCTATACATAGTTGTTTGAATTTCTCCGCGTAGGGCTTCCAAATATCCGTTGGTACTTCCTCAGTAAAAAGCCAGTAAGCGTGTAGGCCACGTCCGGAATTTACAATTACAGGCAATGGAAACTGTTTATCTGTTACAAACTGATGCAGTTTGATCAGTGCGCCTTCCCATGTTGGGAATGGTTTGTTTTCACCACAGTCAAGGTCAACAAAGAATGCTCGCATGAAGATGCATGCATTGGCCTTGCGTTGATACCCTTCAAATGTACCGACTCCAAAAAATGTATTGAAGTCATCGGCATCAAACTGTTGTATATATTCTAGGGCTTCATCTAGGTCTTCAGTAAACTTGGGACGGACTACTCCGTCTTTCATTCCCACCACACAGATGTTGCCCTGCGTTGGCAATACTTTCTCGTAAAATTGTTTGTTCATGATCGCAGAGACAAAAAGGGCGGAGTCCGGCTCCGCCCGTAACAATAAGGACTAATTAGTCCGACTCTTTAAGCGAACTGCTTTTCAAAGGACGACCTAGAATGTCCTCTGCATAAGCCTTCGCTTGCGCAAGACTGTTGACTGGCAACAATCCGCGTTTTTTATCCTCCTCTAGGATGTCTATAAAGACTTCAATCTTGGTACGAGTGTTAGGCCGTATAGCCCCGCCCCTGAACCACGCATGTACAGTCATGCGTGAAGTCTCAAGTACTTCTGCAACATAAGATGCATTCAACCCTGCCTCGATGCAATGCTTCGCCAAATCGATTCCAAGGTTGTACTTGCCGTTGTCCTGATTTACTAGGTCAACAAGTTTGGGGCTATACGTTCTGACCATTTACTTCTTAGCCCACTTTTTAACAATGTCACTCACATCATCAGCAGTCTCGGGAGCCGCCTTGCGAGTTGTTTCGCGCTTGACTGGCTCTGCAATTTCTACTTGCGCAGGTGCTTCAGTCTCGCTACCACCATCAGTCTTATAAACTGTCAAGCGGATAGCGTTCTCTGCCGCAGGGGTCTTGCCTTGACGTGCAATCACATCACGTACGTCTTCCGGTACGGCACTCACTGGAGCAAACAACAGACGAGGCACAGGTGAGTTGATGTCGAATTGCATCTTAGTCACGATGCGGCCTGCGGAGACATTGTTGTTAGCCAACATTTGAATGTATGGTCTGAAAGGCCATTTACCGCCTTCTTCTTTACCAAATGCGCTTGTTGCCGGTAGCACCAACTGATACACATCGCCTGATGGATCATTAGGCAATACCACAGCGATGCGCCATGACAAACGGCAAGCAGTGCCTTGACCGCCCTGACCTGAACCCTTGACTGATTGAGGGCACTCAGCGCATGTTGCCGCGCATGGAGATGTAACCTCTGCGTCAGGAGTCTTTGAATCGTTAGACCAGCAAGCAGGGGACAACTTAATACCCTTCTTGTAGGATTGGTTGTAGTATGTGCGTGACGCATCGTGCGCCATCTTCACGATCACCACATTCATAGAGTTGTCTGTGTTAACACTCTGCTCTTTACCGCCAACGATCTTGCGGAATACACGTCCCTCAATAGAGATACGCTTATTGCCTTTGGTAGCACCACCCGCTACTGCGAGCGTGTCTTCGTCAAGACCAAGACCAATTAAATCAGATGTGCCGAGAATGTTTGCGAGTTCGTTACTCATTTTGAATTTCCTTAAACTAATGTTTCACTGGTTGATGAAGCTTTGCGTACAACAATATCGTATTCACGCAATGCATTTACTCCGGGGGGTAGGCCATCGCCTTCTCTCTCAGACATAAATTCTTTGAAGTTGCGCTGATGGATACGACGTTCAAGCAGATCAATTGAACCTTCCAGCTCAACGAACTTTTTAAAGTTGTCCCAATCAGTGCAAAAGAAACGGTCTTTGACTTGGCGCGTAACCGTGCCACTGTTTGTCTTAAATCCGTTTTGATTATTCTCATTGCAAATTGCCAAAAGTGCTTCTTTAATCGCTTCCATAGCATCTTTCAGTTCTTCGTCTTGAGACTCATAGGTTGCCTTTAATGACTCGCGTAGTTTGCGAATCTCAAGGTAATCTGATACTAGCTCTTCGGTGTCATTCACTATCCTCTCCTTTGATTTCTTTACGATACAGGTCTACCAACTTTTCGTGCATGTCCACTTTGCCCTGAAGCATCTTGTACATACGCCTTTCCACCTCAGACCCTTGGAGGTGTATTACTGTCATCTTGTTCTTTTGACCCACGCGATCAATTCGCGCAATGCACTGTAGATAAGTCTCAACGGACATTACAGGCGACCAAAAAACTACGATACTCGCGGCAGTGAGTGTGACACCGTGAGATGCAGATTGTGGCTGAATTAACAGTACTTGTGGGTCATCTGTTGTTTGAAACCGATTAAATATTGCTGACCGTGCGTTGGCTGATACATCGCCTGAAATAATCTCTGTAGATACACCGTCTTTGGTCAGCGAGTCTTGTACCAACTTAATGGTGTGCTTGTAAGGAATGAACACAATGACCTTGTGCAAGGCTTCATCCATAACTTCTTTAAGAACTTGCAATCGCGGAGATACATCGAACTCGATAATATTGTGATCATCTGTATATACAGCACCACCTGATAGCTGAAGCAGTTTGGTTAATGATGCCGCAGCATTTACTGTGCTGATTGTCTCGCCAGCCGCCTGAATCTGCATCTCTTTAACGAGTTCTTTATAGTATGCTGACGCTTGACCCGTCAAAGGTACTTCGCGTGTCTGATACATTACATCAGGCAAGTCTAAGCATTGGTCTTTCTCGTAGCGGATTGCGGGTTGCAAAGCTTTAAACACCATGTCTCGGGCAGTGGGCTTGGGATACCACTTAAACCTAGATGTTTGAACCATTACCATGTCCTTCCAAGCAGTCTTGTACTTGGGAACATTTTCGGGATTGACTAGCTTGGCTAATCCAAATGCATCCTCGGGAGATTGGGATGCGGGTGTACCTGTCATCATCCACAGATAAGTAGATGGTCTAATGATCTTGGCAAGTGTCTTCCAACGCACTGTGCTTGGATTCTTATATGCATTGGCTTCATCGATGATGATCAGGTCAAAGCCCTCGTTCTCGATTGCTTCGCGCTCAGCGTTAACACCATCGTAATTGATGATTACAAAATCGTAATTCGCTTGGATGACTTTCCTACGTTTGGAGCCGTGAGCTATTGCGCATGTGCGATGCATTGCTGTTTTAAAGAGGTCAGCTTGCCATGCGCTTTGCATAATAGAAAGAGGGCAGACGACTAGCACTCTCTTAATTAAACCTTGATTCATGAGGTAGTCAGCCGCCCAGATTGCCGCAGAAGTTTTGCCTGTACCTGCCTCGTTAAAGCAGAACGCTCGTCTATGAAGTGTGAGAAATCTAGAAGTATCTCTTTGGTGGTCGAACGGTTGGAACATCCCGGGCCAGCCGTAGTGTTTCTCGATAGGGGATGGAATCTTATGGGATGAATCTAGTAAGCGTGTGAGTATTTGAACCTCTTGGATTCCCCAGTAAACAAGCACCTGTACATGGTTGCCTGTCGAGCCTATTATCTCGCTCTTGTCAATGTACTTGGTGATTTGATCTGCCATGTCATGTGAGCAATACAAACGCAATGCAATGTCGTCAACTATATCCATACTGTCTTTCAACTTGTTAGGCGCAGGGATTCCACCTGCCCCACCTCTCTTTAACGTCTGCGTGTCCTAGACGATTAGTCCTGTCGTGGGTGAAAGTGTTAACTCTAGGAGAGAAAGCCCCACCGACTAATTGACGCGGTTATGAGGCCAGCAATCTGCAAAGCACGCCTCTGTGTCCACTCACGCCTTACGACACATCTCTATTATGCGGTCTTAACCCTAATTGTCAAGTTATTTTTTAAAAAATATCGTAGGTGTTTTCACTTACGTTTCTCGCGTTTACTAACTTCGGATACTAAGTTTCCTTGAGAGTCACGCTTAAATGAACGATTCTTTGCCGCGCTTTGGATGCGCAAACCATTCTTGTTTGAGCCACCTTTGTCTAGGGCGCGAACGTGGGCTACATCCTTGCCTTCTCTGCGATCAGCTTTGCCATTCCCATTTGTATCTGAGCCAGTCTTGTCGATTGCACGACGACCGCGCTGACGTTCCATCCTACGCTCGTGTTCACCTCTAGCTTTCTGCTGTTGGTATTCTTTATCATAGGGTCTAGGTTTGTTAACGTATGGCATGTTACCTTCCTTTGTGGTACTCGCATGTGTTGACTGGACACCACCCGCACAAAGGTGTGGGGTTGGCTTGCCATGTATCTGTCTCAAACGAATTATGCAACCGTTCAAGATTCCAAGTAAAGTCTTCCCAATAACTATCTATCTTTGAACGCTCATAGTCAGAGGTCACAAAGTGTTCGTGGGCTACAAACAATAGACCTGCCTTGATATGCTCCAACTGAGGGAAATGGGCAAACGCCAAGAGTGCCATCAACTGTAATTGTTTTGGGTCAGGGTACTTGTTGCTTCCTGTCTTGTAATCCACGATAAAACCTTGGTCATCGTTGACAACTAGCAAGTCAGCGATACCGCGAACCCAATAATCTTTTGCGCCAAATGTGCAAGGCTCTTTGGCATAAGTAAGCGCCATGCGATGCTCGGGGTACTTGTCCCCTTCCATGTCACGCAATGGGTCTAACTGTTTACTAAAGTGTGCGTAATTCTTGAGAAGCGGAGTACCATCTTTAACATAGTCTTCCAGTGCAGAGTGAACCTCTGTACCATAGCGCATCTCTTTGGTAGGAAACTTTGTGAACCTTTTTAGTACCTTAACTTCGTGGTACTGTTTGGGGCAGTTCGCGTAATCCTTAATACCGGAATACGACCATTTAATTTCAGATGGGTGCATGGTACTGACTTTGACTATGAGTTTTTGAAGCCCTCATCGTACCATTTCTTTTATCCTCTTCATAGTGTCCGATAACGTAGTCTTTGACAATCTTGCCATTCTTTTCGTCACCAACAAGCATAGGCTCAACCCATGAACGCAACCCAGATTTATATGTTCTCCAGTGGCCTCGTCTCCAGTGCTGCCGTGGAGAGGCGTGTGTCCCTTGAGGTATGCTTGGTAGATCTCTTTTCTGTGCAGTGATTGAGATCAAGCGAAACTCGATCAATGGTTTCTTGCCTTTGCGCACCTTTTTCTCGTTGACGGTTATATCGCGTGGGGTTGGGGCTGAGATATATACTTCGCCTGTGTGATAAGTCATCATGTATATAGCATGCATGACCTCCATAACTATATACCTTCTAGTGTTTGTATCTAACCAATCGTACTGCCCCTGTTGCATTCCTTGTAAGAATATTAACTTACCTGACTCATCAGGCATGACTGTTACTTCTGTGCTAACAATATGTAATGGGTCATCGGGGGTTTCTGCGGCAATTGCGTGGATGATTATGCCGTTGTTATCTTGACTAACAATGTAGTATGCGAGTCTGTTAACTGAACTATTACCGTCATTTTTTAAAATTCTATCGGGCATTTCATATTGCCCTACAATAATTACTATCTTAGGAAATGGTAGTTTGATTGCGCCTTCTTCTAAGAAAATATTTTCGTAGTCGGGCGGTGGCTCAAAGTTTCTCTCAAGTGCAATCTTGGGATATTTCAGTAAAGCGTTGGTTACTTCTTCACCAGCCCCTGCCATCCCAATATGGTTTTTATTCTTTATGTGGTAACACACATCGCCTATTAGTTTTGCAAAACCGTCTTTGATTGTTTTATCTTCTAAAGCTTTTCTAATTGACGGATATGTCACACCAGCCGCAATGCGACCAAATGAAATAAGTTTTAAATTTTTAGGATTTGTTTTGTAGACCATCAGCAATCTCCATAAGTTGCTCCCGCTTTTGCTTCACACGCGACAGGTAGCCCACTCGCCCATGTTGGCGGTTTGAACATGAGACCAGTTATTACCTCTAGGGCTATGTCAACCTTGTCTTCTTCTACAACCACGACTGCGGCATCATGCACAGTCAATGCCACGCGATACTTCTGATTGATCTCAACCATCTGAGTACCCACGATTATTCGCGCCAACGCTTGAACAATGTTCTCTACAACTCCACCACCCCAAATGGATATCTCGCCTCTACGTGAGTCATAGACGATCTGCGACTTACCATCCTTCTCGGCCCTGCGTAGGTTTGGGTATCGGATGCGCAAGTTATTAGGCAATATGATGCCTTCCGCGTCGTAGAACACACAACCATGCTGACCTAACGATAGTGGCTTATCAAACTTGTTGTTCATCATGTCCTCAAGCAGTTGATCAGCTTCATGCCACAGGTCAATGATCTTGTCGTTCTTTTCTCGGTACACACCCACGATACGCTTACACTCATCCTCATCAAGCTTAACGCTGACTGGCTGCGAGGTAGATAGCGTGTGTTGTAACTTTAACGCTCCAGTGCCGTAGCCCAATCCCAAGATACAAGTTTTACCCACAAACCTTTCAGTTGGATCTTTCTTAGATATGGGTCGCTCGTAGATACTGGATGCAAACACAGAGTAGACATCTTCACCATCTGCAAATTGTTTAACCACGTCATCTTGTCCCGCAAGCCACGCAAGCACGCGAGCCTCGATCTGCGATGAGTCAGAGTTAATTACACGATAGCCCTCGGGCGGGATGATTCCCTTCTTCAAGGCTTTCTTTTTTACATCACGGCTTGGTAAGTTCTGAAAGTTAATCTTGTCTGACCCCGACCATCTGCCAGTATGTGCGCCATAGTATTTCAGGGGGACAGGAATCATTCCCCTATTGCGCTTGCCTATGTCAATGAATCGTTGGATGCGCTTTTCTTCAAGGGTTGACTTCGTGCCAAGACGTACTGCGCACAGGTGTTGTATAAAAGTATCTTCACTCTCAGTTAGTGCGATGAAGCCCTCATCCTTTTTTGCTAGTGCGGGTACTTCCTTGCCAGTCGTAGGACTGTTCTTGAGTGGCACAGTCACGCCAAATCCTTCTAGCACTTTTGCAAACTTTTGATTGCTAGAGAGTTGCTTACGCACTTCCTCCTCAGTTGTGCATTTAAGTTTCTCCATCAATGACGAGAGTAGATCGCTCTGCTCTTTGCGTAGGTCATCAAGTCGTTGTTGAAGAGTCTCCTCATCCACATAAAGCATAGGGTGGGTGAACATGCGCAAGGTCATGTCTATTAGTTTGAGTTCCTCCATCGGGAAACCCTTAGACATGTTGTTGAACAGTTGGTAGGTCAACGCGACATCGTTACGACAATACTCTCCGTATTGCGCTAAGTCCTCGGGAGTAAAGTCCGAACGTGTCTTGTCGATAGCGGCAGTAACCTCTGTACCTTTCTCACCTATTCCATATTGGAGTGCGAGCTTGGCCAGTGAACCACCAACTTCAACACCATGTATAGCTCTCGCCATACATAGTGTGTCCAAATACACCATCGGAGTGATACCAAAGTGCCACTTCAAGATCGCGCCATCAAACAACGTGTTGTGGGCAAGCATCATGCTATTCTTCCAGTCGAATTGCTTCAGCCACTTGCGTGTTGCTTCGCGGTCTCCCGAGAACCATACTGGCTCACCAGCGTCAACCTGTACTGCAACCCCAATAACTTCAAACCGCGAGTCTCTGATGTACTCCTCCGTGGTCTGAGTTCTGAAGCCTAGGTCTTTGCTCGTATAGTAGGTCTCAAAATCAATGGTGATAAGGCTCATTGATTACTTAGTTGAGTTGATTTCGCGTGTCAGATACCATTGCGCTTTGCGTAAGTCTTCTAACTTGCTGCCCTTGTGATCGGCTCTCGTTAGATACTTAATTACATTACCTAGGTTGTAGTTCAGCTTCTTTGCTTCGATGAAGTCGATGGTCTCGATGCCACCTGCCGTGTAGTGCGCGGGATGATTTACAGAGTCAGGGGTAGCTGAAACTTTAAATGCCTGTTTGGAAACTTCCACCATACGCTCGGGGGCTTGCATGAGAATCTTTCCTCTGTATGTTGGCTCTAGCATTGTGCTAATACTTTCTCGCGTGGTAAGGGTAGTCAAGGGAACCGCCGGGGTAATTGGTAAGCGCCCAGTTGCCTTAAGCTTATTTTTTATGACGTACAAGTATTTGATGTCAATGTCCAATGCAGAAGATACCTCGGCATGCTTAGCATCGGGGAACTTCTCATAGTAGCGACGAACTTTTTCGATTGTGGTGAGTTTGCGTTTTGTCATATAGACTTTCTTAAGTAAGGTTTGGGATTGATATAGTAAGGCTTAGTTTTTATTTGTCAAGTGTTTTTCTGAGAATATTTTTGTCCTTTCATAATATTGTTTAGGGAATGGGTCTTTCTTATCTAATAACTTTCTTAACCATTCAGCACCACCAAGATGATTAAGAATAATCCATTGTCTATCTGACATTCGTACTTGTCTGCCTATGAGTGGCTCGGGCGGTTTAGGTCTTGGCATTATGGGTTTCCTTTTCTTCTTGCGTGGGGCGCGATTGTTTTACTGCGGTAGTCAATGCCTGAGAAGTTTGCATACTCAGCCAATGTTCTAGCCTTGCCTAACCCATAGATGCCAAGGTCAGCGTTGTACTGTAGTAGTGCGGTCATCCTCGCCTTAGACTTGTTGTCTAGTTCCCACCATCGTTGGTTTCTTTCCTTATCGGAGTTAGGAGACCAATGAACCTCGCGGTGTGTTGTAGCTACATCCCCTGTGCTATACAAGTGATAGATCGGCACGTCTGTAGTGTGATAAATATCCCATCCATGTGTCCATGCACGCACAGAGAGAGTCTGCTCTTCGCCCTCAAAGTACAAGTGCGGGTCGTAAGGCACTTCGTATACAAACCGCCCATGAGTGAAGATAAAACCTCCCGCCATGTGGAAGCCTTTAAGGGGTACATCACTTGTGCGAGATGAAGCGGTAAAAAGAATGATCGTGTTCTCTTCTTTAAACTCAAAGTCATCGTTGACATAGTTATACAGAATCCCATCGGTAGTTCTTTCAGGCACAGGAACATCCTCAACCATTTTGAATGGATGTGGATAATTGGATATAACAAACTTAGGCGACATCTGTGAACAACGTGCTGCCGCTACGAGTAGTGTGTCATCCCACCCCTGATCAAATACCATGTGAGAGTCGATCTGCATAAACCACGCCTCGCCTGAGTAGAGCGACATGGCAAGGGAACGCGCCCAACATGCGCCTCTCGTATCACGCACATCTATCCCAACATACCTCACTTGGGATTTGATATCGTCAAACTTGAGTCGCCTTTCTGCAAAGTTTTGTTCTACTATTCCAAACCTCAACTCACTTGGGCGGCTAGCTTTTGCAAGCATGTCTCGTATGGTTTGTTCAAGTAGTCTGTCACAGTAGGATGCAACACTAACAAAAATAGTCATTCTTCATCCCTCGTACAAAAATAGCGAATGATGCGGAGGTATCTCCAAACGGCATCTTGTCAAACGCTTGCGCGACTTCTTCTAGTGTGGCATTGCGTATATTGATAGTTTCTCTATTGCTTATTTGTCTTTTACGCCAACCTGTTGATTCCACAAAATCTTGAATGTCATCGTCATCGTGTTTCATATAGGTGCATCCTCTTCATTTTCAGGGTTAAACTTCGGTTCTCGTTTGTCATTCTTGTCCTTGGGGTTTGGGAATGGGGGGAAAGGCCAAGTCATGTTTTTTTGCTTATGGCTTTCATTTACGTTTCTCACTCGGGGGTATCCAACCAAAACGTTTCCATGTATCTTGTATATTGGTTAGATTGGCGGGGATGTAAACAAAGCTTGGGTCTAGCAAGCTTGGGCGCACAGGCTTTTGTAGTTTCTGCGCGGTGATAGAGACCAGTTTTTTGTTCGTGTTCATTTGATAAATCCATCCATTAAAAGTTGTAGTTGATGTACATTGTTCTCATCGATGACCAACGCTAAACCCCCCGCGATCTCGATAGAATTTAAATTGTGAAGTTGCAAAGCCGTAGGCTTACCACCATTGGCTTTGCACTCGATGCCTACAAATCGCCCCTTATAACAACATAGAATGTCAGGGATGCCTGAATGACCAAACCCCGAGGCGACAGGCATAGCGTGGTATGCGCCCATCTTCTTGAGCGTTTCAATTACCTTCTTCTTTACCTTCTTCTCGGGCGTATCAGCCATATCAGTTACTCCTTATGTCCATATAGACTCTTGACAAATTTGTTGTCCAAGACAAGTATGTATAGGTTCTTGGTTACTTGCCAACCTATGTCATCCAGTCTTAGGTCTTGATGATTGATATATACAGTCGTGTTATCAGACTCCCACTCCTCCAGTATATTAGGAGGGAAAGCGTGAATCATTGATATGAGAGCTTTGATCTGATCAGGCAAGGTATCCTCGTCAAATATCCTTACATGGTTCTTAGCTACCACGACCGCGTATTCATTGTCTCTGACCCACATAGCTACCCTACTACTTCCATTAAGATTTTTATGCGCGACAGGTGTTAGTTCGCTGTTGATATCATGGAGCATGCTTGGGCAACAGTACTACAAGCTTGTTGTTTGAATGTCCTACTGCAAAGTCCATGTCTTCAAAGAAATGATCTGTGTATTTAATACCTAACTCATTGTCTTTATCGAAATATCTAGTCTGACTTTCCATGTATGAGCGAATCATTGCGACAGTCGGTGCATGCTCAGTTTCTGTCAGACTAGCATACCGTGTCAGGGGTGACTGAAACTGATACCCAAGCTTGCCAGTATTTGAATCCATTCCGGTCACAAAGTCTGCCACATAGTACCCCCTTACAGAGTCGCTTTTGTATCTATCGTTTTCTATAAATATCATAGTACATCCAAGCTTGAAACGATCTGCCGTTGCTTGACTGCCTTTGACAGATTCAGAAGCTTTCATGTAGTTATCATATATCTTCTGATAGTCAGGGATATGCTGATGTACAGACATGTCATCAATACCCAATATAGCCTTGAGTGCATCCAATGCCTGAGTCCCGCTAATACCAATGTTCGGTGCTCTCTCGTTTGTTATCTCAGCTATTGCATGATAGATAGCACTATTGAACATCTCCATTGCCTTGGCTTCTGTGGGTTGTTCTTTGTTCTTCTTGATAGTGCGAATCAGATTGGGTAGCTTTTCAGAGTCTCTTGCACCATTACCTGACCATTTGCTAGACCTATCTTTGCTGATGATGCTTGGCATGTCGGCAACATAGACAGGCTTACCATTACTTGTATTCACACACAGTTCACCAATCCTCATGCCGTTGGGCATCTCAAGCGTGATACCTCTGTTGTGAAAGTTATCTCCATCGAAACTAACTCGCGTGTTGAATTCATGGCAGAACTCCCGCGCAAATTTCTCCAAGTGTAAGTTGTTAGACAGAAGTCTATGGGCTTTCCACGCATCGCCATATACAGATACTATTTCCATGATTACTTTCTCCTAGTTAAATACGAATGAATCGGTTGTCACATTGATCGATGATGATGTAGCCCCACTTGGATGTTGGGAACTTCTCACCGATAGGTAACTCTTTTAAGACTGCGGGTTCATCACAACCCACCAAAACAATATCTCTCATGTCCTCCTTGATTCTTCTGTCGAGTGTTAATTTATAGTGTCCATCGAACGACCTTATGATCTGTCGCATTGCATTCTCGGTGTCGTCAGATTTAAATATGGTATTCAATAAATGACGATGACTGTGATAGTGATGACCCTCACCCGCGATAGAGAATACGATTGCCGCATCAACAAACTTTCTCTCTCGCACTAATTTAACAAACAGTCCTTCATCAAGTGCGTCAAGACAACCCTCTTGCTCATACAAGTCTTTAAACACCTCCAGTATGCCCATCGGGGTCATTGGCTCAATGAACTTCATCGCCATCGTTTGAAACTCTGCAAACTCTTTGAGTGTCTCGTTGGCTTTCTTCTTGTCAATGTCTCTCTTAAAAAACTTATATGGCGTGACTGCCTCTCCTGTTTTCATGTCGATACGCAATCCCTTGAATACTGGATGCATCTTTGTATTGGTGTAATACACCACACCACCACGCCCACCATCCTGATGGATGTACCCACGAATCGCTTGTGACATGAACATACAGTCACCCTGTCCTGAAAAGTTAACTACCTCGAATGAGTTGTCAGGATGTATCGTCAGCAAGTGTCGCTTGTAATTCCATGTATCCAAAGATGTGTCCTTCTCTACAATCTTCTTGGACATATCAGGATGGGTATAGTAAATGTCAATGCGATCACCCCTGAGTCTGAAGTGCCTGTCAGAGTATCGCCTTGCACCTAAGTTGTACGCGCCATTTGAATCCCTGTATGGCTTTGCCGTCTTTGCGTACTCAATGAGTGCGTCATAACTAACATTTTGTATATCGTAGAATGCCATGATCAATTCTCCATAAATACTTTTTTGCCTGTCGGAGGAGTCCAATTCTTGTTCTCCGTTACCATCCACAAAGTTGGTGATGAGATGTTCCACACCACATCGCTCTCAAGATAACCATCGGTGAACACCAATACGCATTCAGCGTTGATCTTCTTCTTGTTTATGTATTCAGCCACAGATGAAACTCTAGTTCCCCCGCCACCCAAAGGCTTCAACATCGAACCGATTTGGTCATAGTTGTCTGTAAAGAGTTGTTCACCATGAACCTTGGTGTCCCACCACAAAACGCGCACCGCATCAGGCGAGACTGCATCACAGATAGAGACCAGTTCTGAGGCGAACGCATTAAGTTGCTCTTGTCCAATCGAACCTGAAGTATCTATCGCCACCACCACCTCACCAATAGTTTCATTTTCTACTGTTGGTAGATAGATATCGTTGGAGATCACACGCCTATTGAACTTGCGCCATGTGTACTCATCCTTGCCTTTGCATGATGATGTTACAAAGTCAGCCAACTCTTTCTTCCAATCAATGACAGGGTTAAGTAAGTCGCTGATAGATCGGGGCAAGTCAATACCCAAGCGACCCGCCAAGAGTGCGCCTTCTCGTATTGCTCTATCGATCTTGCCATCCATCTCCTTGGCTTCCTCCTGAGTCATAGGTTTGCCAAAGTCATGCTTATCGAATTCGTATTCACCACCCCCTGAACCACTACCCTTCTCGCCTTCCTTGTCAGGTTTACCGCCTCCTCCGCCACCACCCTTCTTGCTCTTGAGTAATTTGTATACCTCACGCATACTCATATTGTGATACTGCGGGTCATATAATCCACCTCTAGGTAGTTGGACTAGATCGGGATACTTCTTGCTGATCACCATGATCATGTCATTGACCACATAGTCAGCCGCTTTATTCGCCTTGTCCCCATCTTCTTTGAACATGTCAGCTCCGTGCAGATGGTGTCGCAATCCAATGTGCAAGTTCTCATGCAAGATAAGCCCATTCACCTCGGCTTGTGTTGGGCAGATAGTCTGTAAGAATGTTCTGCCATACTTCTTGTTGATGCCATCCGTGTATGCGGTGATCGCTTCATCCACCACCTCAGTCGAACCCATCATCATCACGCCACCCCACAATGCAGTCTCGGGGTGTTTCATCAAGGCGATATGCCCCTTCTTAATTCGTTGCTCTTCAGTAATCATTATGGTCTCCAGTAATAAAGGTCTAACAGTAAAACAATGAGTGCTACAAGTAATAACACTCGCTCAAACTTTTCCCATCGGGTCATCATTCTTCGTTCTCCTCGTCTTCACATTCTTCGTTCTCCTCGTCTTCATCTACCATAAAGTTAAGGGTACGCAACCCATCAAAGATTTCTACAATCTCGAATTCAACCTTTGCTTTGTCGAGCAAGTCATATAAGTCTTGTGCAGTCATAATTGCCTCACAGAAGTTGGTGATTGTCAGTTGCCCACTTGTTGATCTCTTGGTTGTATCGCGCCAACTTAGGCTTGGCTCGCATCATCATGGTGAAAAAGATCGATTGGATTTCTTCTTGGGGAATACGATTCACAAAGTCCATGTACTTGTTCAGGGTATCCTGAGTATCTAACTTGTCGATTGCCTCGAACAACATCATGACCAATGCGCTTACATTGTCAGGAACGCTGATAGTCTTGGGACTCTTGATGATGTCCTCATACTTAGTCAGGCGACCCTCAAGTGAGATGAATGCCGCGATAGACTTAGCGAACGCCTCACCCGCAGTACCCGCCAATGCAACAGTCAATGTATTCTCTGTGTACTCACCACGCTTCTCGACGATTGGAGAACACTTAGCCAATGAGCGAGGAGACACAAAGGACTTGCTCGTTGATGATGGTTTAAAGATATATGGGTTGTCTTGCTGATCGGGATCCAAGTAAGACTTGAACGCCTTGGTATTCATAGCCGCCCATGCCCGAATGGGTCGCGCAATGCCGTTCGCACTAGCCCATGTATTCCACTCATCATGGTTAGGCTTACGCATACTGACCAAGCACACACGATTCCCAACGTGTGCCAACATGCCATCGCCCACGCCATCACTTGCATTGTTACTTGTTGCAAAGACAATGCTTCCCTCGGGTAGTTGCTCATCACCCACACTACGCTCTAGCATAAGTCTTGTATAGATGATCTGCATCAACTTGGGTGACTTCATGAACTCATCGAGCATGATCACCTTCTTTTTGCCATTGCCCATCTTGAACAACGATGAGACATAGTACTCAAGTGTCTTGCTCGTATGGTTTGGGATAGATGCCGCAACATCCATCATATCTTTCACAGGGCAGTCCACATAAATGTAGTCGTACTCATCCTCACCCATCTCTGCCTTAAGCATTGTTAAGATGGTTGACTTCCCAACGCCTGGCTCAGAGACAACAACGACTGTGTTTGTTGCACCGATAGACTTGATGAGTTGTTTGGTCTCATCGATAGATGTGGTCAATGAAAAGTTTACTTTCGACATAGCTTTCTCCAATTAATGTTTCAGGGGTTAATAAATGACTGTCAGGGGTTTGAAGTTGGACAACAGGTCATCCACACTTTCTTTCACTTGGCTTCGTGCATACGAACTCTCACGCAACTCCTCGCATGTCACGCCATCCAATGCGTTCTCCAATCTGGCTCTTGCATCCTCCAATGCGGTGTTATTTGTTAAGTTGAAAGACTTCAGGGTCTCACACAACTCCTTGGCTTGTGTGATGGTTGTGTCGTAAATCTTCTTGCGTTTGACCTTGCCATCTTCGTTGGCGGTATTCTCTGTGCATGCGTTGCTGATGCGCTCAGCGAACAGGACAAGTCTCTCGCTTGCATCTTGCATGACTGTATCGATGATCTCTCCCACTTGCTTCTCGTATCCGCGCATCAAGTCTTCAGCGATAGCCTCGCTGATGTTAGACCTGAAGTCATTCTGTGGAACTTTCGTAATGAACAACTTGATCTTGAATCGGCTTCGCAAATCTTGTGGTTCAGGGTACTCTGAACGATTAAACATGTCGCCTTGCTTGAATGCCGCATCGCTGACCATCGTGGGGTATGACGCAATGAACTTATCAAACAAGTCATCAAAGGCTTTCTCATGCCCCTCGTATTCTTTCTTGAACTTCTCAAGGTTGATCATGGGTAGCAAACGCATCGCTCCCGCCCAATCGTAGGTGCAACGCTGAAGCCAGTTATAGACGGTTTGCCGATAGTTGAGGAGGGCTTTGTGGTCGGGTGAGTTAGCGAGTAAGTTCTTGGTGAACTTGCCAGCTTCAGAGGATGCATTCTTAGAAGATGTAACCTCGTCTGAGATAGCGCGGTCTTGCTTGGTCGCAGTCCACACGTTCACATCCACGTTAACAATAAGCGCAGATGTCGCAAGTGAGATCACTTGGTTGGGTTGTTGTAATTCAAAGTTCATTTCAACGACTCCCTTTATGAGATGAGTTAAGGTTAAGTAACAAGGAACGATCAGTCACAACTATGTAGTTGGACTTGGGCATCGGCACGATTGTGTGTTTCACAGAACGCGCGTGTAATTCACCGCATGGCATACACAATGTATATCCCATACGATGACGTAGTGCAGAGTAAGTTTCACCACAGACTGAACAACTAGGTATCACAGAACTGAGGTGTTTAGCTGACGTGCAATGACTCGCCATTCATGCGGCAAGCCTTCCTCCGCATCTGCCTTGATGCATGTATACAGGTCATACATGGCAGTCTCTTTGTTGGTGAACACATCGGTCACAACACCATCGCACAGAAGTAGATATACTTTGTCAGGTAATTGTGAAGAGATAGTCTTGCGCATTACATCGCGCACAGACTGATGCACATTGGCATCATTGGCGATCTCTTGCAAGATCGTGTGGATTTGCTTGAACTGTCCCATAACTGATTCCTTACTGTAAATTTCACGATACCGTGAATGACTAACTTAGACTATTGAGTAGAGAACTTCCCCACTCAACTTACATTATACCATAACTTTACAAATAAACATAGGGATATACCCTAACTTTGTTGAGTCATAGGTCTAGTGTTAAAGGCTCTTGCGGTACAGGATGCAATGTGTACCCGAGCTTCTTGATGTACATGAGAGTTGAATCAGTCAACGTCTTTGTACCCGCGATAGATGCAAATAACTTTGCCTTGTCGCACACGGGGTAGACCACACGTTTCCCATATACATCTGTTACGCGAACAAGTACTACGAATTCGCTTGTGTTGTAATTCATTTCAATACTCCTTCATCCATTAGTTCGTGCCATGTTGGAAACCGCTTGTGTGTATCGTAGAAGTGCCACGGGTCACAGATAAAGCATCCCTCCTCGTAGGTACGGCAACGCTTGGTTTGGCTCATCCTCAAGAACTTGAACCCACCATTGGATTGGTACTTGCTCTTGGCTCTCTTGCGTATGTCTCGAACTTTCATCATTCTCTCCTTTGTTTATTGTTTACAGGATGTTGTAGCCTTTGAGCCAGCGCCTTGTGTCTTTGCCCATGCTGACTACTGATAAACCCTCGTACTCGTTGTCGATGTCCTTGAACTCATCAAAGTCGAATGCGGGGTCGGTCGTGTTTGTGCAGAGATAGTCTCTGTCGTTCAGGGGGTCGTGAATGGCTAACCAATCAGACACCACCTTGTCAGCGTCTAGCTGAGTCGCAGACTGATGCACAGTCCGTGGGGTTGTAACGCGCAATGCTTTACGCATCTTGCGGGGTAGATATTGGTGTTGCTCCCGATTTGTGGGATTGACCAAAAAGTGAACTTTCATTGCTTTCTCCTAGAATTTTTTCACTACCCCCTGAATGACTAAACAGGGGTTCGATGAGTCTAATCACCCACCGAACTTCCATTATAACATGTATACCTGATTACAAGAAGTGTTTGGGTCAACTATTTTGATGTGTGGTTTTTGGAATTGAAATGGGCTTTTGTAAAGTGGCGTTGGAATTTGGAAAATGGTTGGAATTTATTTGGGATAAGTTTTACAGGGCTAACTATACTTATATAGTATATATATAGATATAATAGTATTCTTTTTTAAAAAAGAGTGCCGATGTAAAAAGTGCAAATTCCAAAATTCCAAAATTCCAAGGGGATGTGGAAAGAACGAGGAGGTTGAAAAAACCATATAGTTAAGTTAAAACAAGCGTTGCCTTGCACTTGCTGGCAAAGAGAAGCTAACGTGAATAACTCTAAGATGTCGGCTCTCCTCCACGCAAACTGGAATTTTGGAATTTTTAGCCATGATTTGCCAAAAAAGCCTTATAAAACAAGGACTTGCGCGGTTCCAATTTCAGTTCCAGTTTTGGAACGACTTTACAAATAAGTGGAATTTCTAGGTAGTAACCCTAGTTTCAGATTTGGAATTCCAAGGTTCCAGCTCAGTTCCAGTTGTGTTGGAATTACATTGGAACATTGGAATAATTTCACTAACCCCTGAATGACTAAGTTAGAGCCTTGCCCACGCACACGCTCGCTCACACACGCGACGACAAGTAACTGGTCTCGTAGGGTCAGGGCGAAAAAAAACCCGCCAGACCTTTCGATCTGGCGGGTTTGGCGGGTTACTTGTTTAGTGCAGTCTTGAAGGCGTCGATTGCCATGCGCAATTTAACCTCGGTTGGTGCAGTGGCGTCATTGCGTGCCAGTGCAGTCTTGCATCGGGCTTTCATGCCGTCGAAAGTATCTTTCTCGAAGTCTGTCCAAACCTTCGCTTGGATGCGCTCTCTGACCTTTCCCTTATCCAACTCTTTGCGCACTGCTCGTTTCAAGTCTGACATTCGATTGCTGACATACTTGCTGAATTCGTCGCGTATGCCCTTGATCACGCCATGCTTGACTGGATTGTCAGTCTTGATCTGACCGAAGGCTTGCTGACTGTAAGACAAGCAATATGCCAGACTGACACTATGCTGACCCTTCGGGTTTGGCACCCATTCGTCAGAGTAGATCGTCGCTGGGTGTAACTCTTGCCAACGAAGCGCCCAACCCGATTTCAATTCTGCACCAACGTCGTCAGAATACGAATTCAGAAAATCAGGGCATTTGCTGATCACAAAAGCCGCGACGTTCGTCATGCGCTCACCGGAAAGGGCGGACTGATAACCCGCGTCTTTAAAAGTGTTGATGACGATTTCAGCGGATTCAACTACAGATTTTGCTTTGGACATTATGTCTCTCCTATAAAAAGCAATTTACAAAAATCAGACAAACCGAATTGTCTGTCTGATGTATAAGTTATACCTGATGCACCATTGATAAAGCAATTTTTCACGTCATGGTGAATTTATAACCTAGAGGTCAGGCACGCACACGCCTTCGCGCGGCGACAAATAACTGGTATCAATTCTCGGGGCACAAAAAAAGAGGAGGCCGAAGCCTCCTCTCGTCACCGTCTGAAGTAATCACTTCGCAATCTACTGAACTCAAACCCATCAAGCTTTGCGCAAAACGTTGCGCGTTGCACATGAGCTCGCCATATATTCGTCTGACCTACTGTCATGCACGCTTTCTGTCCCATTTCCTTAGTCCGTGCGATTAGTTGTTCATCAGACCAATCGTGGATGCTAAGCCATTGTGGGCGATATGTTCCATATACGTGATAGCAGGCATCCCAGAAGTCACGCTCAAGTTGATGGCGCTTTTCAATCGATGCGTTGATCTTGTCACGCAAAAGTTCACCTAATGTTTTCATGTCATTCTCCTAATCTGCATTGCACTATTGCTCTGCATTGATATAGTTATAGCTGATGGGGTGCGGCATTTGCAAATCCTGACGGGTTGACCCCACCTATACCCCGCCCCCCAAGCCTGCGAGCTGGTTCCATCGCGCCCTATACACTAAGACTTACACGAATAACTACACATTTTTCCAATACCCCCCACCCCTTCTTTTTCTACGCACTGTTGCTTGTCAAGTTTTTACAGGAAACACCCCCCTATAGGATTCCTACCACCCTTTACAAATATGTGGTATATTTAAAAAACATTAACGGAGTGCCACTTTCCTCCTATGCTTGAAAACATACCTGACGTTGAAGAGAACGTACCATTGCCAGCCTCGGCTACTGAGGCTATGCCCGAACTTTCCCCAAAGGAAGAACTAGACATGATGGCTAGAACAGCCAAGATGTTGTCGGACGTAACAGGGCAACCCCTTGCCCCAACACAAGAACACCGCGGTCAAGCCATGCAATTAGCCGAACAGGTCATTGCAAACAAGACAGATATGAATCTGGCGCAGTATCCCAATGAGACGATTGCCTATTTAGCAGGCATGGTGGCTCAGTATGACTATATGGTCGTGCGAGAACTTGCAGACTTAAAGAAGTACGTCGTAAACAAACTCTTACAAGATACTGACAACCCAGATCCTAAATATAGGATAGCTGCGGTGAAGGCTTTAGGAGAAGTAGATGGCGTTGATGCGTTTAAGAAACGCTCAGAAATCACAATTAAGCACCAATCTCTTGAAGAAGTGGAAAATGAACTGCTTGAAACTTTACAAAGACTAGAAAAACGCACAATTAATGTTCAGGCCAAGGTTGTAAGCAATGAAAATAACGCCTGAACAACTAAAACTCATTCGAGATGGCCTGCCATTCATGGCAGAAGAGGAAAAACGCCGTAATTTAGAGCTTTTGAAGATCTATGACAACAATTCTGTACAAGAAGTGGGTACAAGCGACTTCCTTACCTTCATAGATCACGTATATCCGGGCTACAAAGTAGGCCCACACCACAGAAGACTAGCCAAAATCTTTGAAGACATCGCAAATGGCAAGAAAAGACGGGTAATTGTGAACATTGCCCCCCGTCATGGCAAGTCTGAAATGATTTCTTACCTTGCACCTGCATGGTTTCTAGGTAAATACCCTCATAAAAAGGTCATTATGGCCTCCCACACAGCGGATTTGGCGGTCAATTTTGGCCGCAGAGTGCGTAATTTGGTGGGTTCTGAGTCTTATAAAGACATCTTTCCGCAGGTCGAATTGCAGTCAGATTCTAAATCAGCCTCACGTTGGGGTACTAATTTCCAAGGAGAATACTTTGCTATTGGTGTCGGAGGCGCTCTTGCTGGTCGTGGCGCTGATTTATTTATTATTGACGACCCTCACTCGGAACAAGATGCTAAGACTGGGAGACCGGACGTTTTCCTTCCTGCTTGGGAGTGGTTTCAGTCTGGCCCTCTCCAGCGTCTTATGCCGGGTGGCTCTATTATTATCGTGATGACTCGCTGGAGCAAGCTGGACTTGACAGGAATGATTGTCAATCAGATGGGCAAAGAGGAAGATGTAGATCAGTGGGAGATCGTCGAGTTCCCTGCCATCCTCAATGAGAAGCCGCTATGGGGAGACTTCTGGTCGCTGGAAGAACTACTGGGTAAAAAAGCAGGTATGGATCCCCGCTACTGGCAAGCCCAGTACATGCAGAACCCTGTGTCGGAAGAAGGTGCGTTACTCAAACGGGAATGGTGGCAGATATGGGAGAAGGAAGATCCTCCCAGTTGTGAGTTCACCATCATGAGTCTGGATGCGGCGCAGGAGACCAATAATAGGGCTGATTATAACGCACTGACTACGTGGGGTGTGTTTTTTAACGAAGAGACAAACAATTTTAATATCATCCTACTTAATGCAATTAAGAAGAGGATGGAGTTCCCTGACCTGAAGAAGCTTGTGCTTGACGAGTACAAGGAATGGGAGCCTGATGCGTTTGTTGTGGAGAAGAAATCCAACGGAGCCGCGCTTTATCAAGAGCTTCGCCGTATGGGTGTTCCCGTGGGGGAGTTTACTCCGGGCAAAGGACAAGACAAAATATCGCGTGTGAATGCTGTGTCAGATCTATTAGCGTCTGGCATAGTATGGGCACCTGACCGCAGATGGGCAAGAGAAGTTATTGAGGAATGCAACGATTTTCCATCTGGCACTAATGATGACTTGGTTGACTCAACAACTCAGGCGTTATTGCGGTTTAGACAAGGCGGGTTCATACGGTTGCCAACTGATGAGCCAGAAGAAATCAGATACTTTCGCAGCAAGAAAGCTGCTTACTATTAAGGATAGATATGGCTACCAGCAACATTGACAAAGCTCTTTACCCCGCTGACGGGGGACTTCCAGATTTAATGGACATGGGTGAGCCTGATCTTGAAATTGTGATTGATAACCCTGATGCGGTAACGTTAGCTGATGGCTCTATGGAGATTACGCTTGAGCCGGGTAAAGAAATCAGTGATGATTTTAATAGGAACTTGGCCGAAGACATGGATGACAGCGAGTTAGCTGGCCTTGCGTCTGAGTTGATGGAGTATGTTGACTCTGATATTAATTCACGCAAAGACTGGACTGAAACGTACGTTAAAGGTCTTGAAGTATTGGGGATGAAGTATGAGGAAAGAACGGAACCTTGGAATGGTGCGTGCGGTGTCTTTTCCACCGTGCTTACCGAAGCGGCAATTAGGTTCCAAAGTGAGACTATTACTGAAACTTTTCCAGCGGCAGGCCCCGTTAAAACGGAAATTATCGGTGCAATTGATCGCCTTAAAGAAGAGGCGGCAAACCGCGTTCGTGAGGATATGAACTATCGCCTCACTGAGGAAATGCCCGAGTACAGACCAGAGCATGAGCGCATGCTGTTTAACTTGGGACTTGCTGGCTCAGCGTTTAAGAAGGTGTACTACGACCCGGGCATGAGAAGGCAAGTGTCTCTCTTTGTTCCTGCTGAAGATGTGATCATCCCTTATGGCTCAAGCGGAGCAAGAACTGCTGAGCGTGTAACGCACTTGATGCGTAAGACAAAGAATGATGTAAAAAAACTACAGGTCAGTGGTTTTTATCGTGATGTAGATTTGGGCGAGCCTGTCCAGATTCATACTGATGTGGAGAAGAAAAAAGCGGAAGAGCAGGGCTATTCAGTCACTGACGATGACCGCTATCAGATCGCTGAGATTCAAGTTGATTGGAACTTACAGGGGTATGAGCATGAAGATGAGATCGCTCTTCCATACATCATTGCAATTGATCGCGGCACAACTAAAGTCTTGGCCATCTACCGAAACTGGGAAGAAGATGACGAGACTTATGCAAAGCGTCAGCACTTGGTTCAGTACGACTATGTACCGGGCTTTGGTGCTTACGGCATGGGTCTCATCCATATTATTGGTGGTTATGCTCGCGCTGGCACTTCTCTTATCAGGCAACTTGTTGATGCGGGTACTCTAAGCAACTTACCCGGTGGCTTGAAGTCTCGTGGTCTGCGCCTTAACAAGGGTGACGATACACCGATTGCTCCCGGAGAATTCCGTGATGTAGATATCCCTAGCGGCTCTATTAAAGACAACATCATGACCTTGCCATACAAGGAGCCTTCACAGGTTCTGGCTGGGTTGTTAAATCAAATCACAGAAGAAGGTCGTCGCCTTGGCTCTATTGCTGACATGAAAGTCAGCGACATGAGTGCGCAGGCTCCCGTGGGTACAACGCTTGCTCTTCTTGAGCGACAACTTAAGATCATGGGTGCGGTGCAAGCCCGTGTTCACAACTCAATGAAAGAGGAATTTAAGCTCCTTAAAAACATCATTAGAGATCACGCACCATCGAGCTATGACTACGACCCCGTAGCAGGTGATCCGACTGCGATGCAGGCTGATTACGACATGGTTGAAGTTATACCTGTTAGTGATCCCAACAGCTCTACGATGGCTCAACGCATTATGCAGTACCAAGCTGTGATGCAGTTGGCTCAACAAGCGCCTCAGATTTATGACTTGCCCATCTTGCATAGGCAAATGATTGAAGTACTGGGCGTAAAGAATGCTGAGAAGCTTGTGCCAATTGATGACGATATGACACCGCGTGATCCGATTAGCGAAAACATGGCGTTTTTGCGAGGAGAACCTACGAAGGCGTTTATCTATCAAGATCATGACGCGCACATCGCAGCCCATACAACGTTTATGCAGGATCCAATGATCATGCAGACAATGGGTCAGAACCCTGCGGCTCAGCAGATGATGGGGGCAATTATGGCTCACATTTCTGAGCACTTGGCGTTTGCGTATCGCCGTAAGATTGAAGAGCAGTTGGGTGTACCACTCCCACCACCCAATGAGAAACTTCCTGAAGAAGTTGAAGTTCAGTTGTCTCAGCTTGTGGCACAAGCATCGGTTCAGTTGCTCCAGCAGAACATGGCGCAGGCTCAGCAGCAGAAGAACCAGCAGATGCAGCAGGATCCCCTTATTCAGATGCAGCAGGCAGAACTTCAGATCAAGGCGCAAGAAGCACAGACCCGTGCCGCCAAGACTCAGGCTGACATCCAGTTGGCGCAGGAGAAGCTCAAGCTTGAGGCTCAACGCATCATGATGGATGTGCAGAAAGAGCAACAACGTCTTGGCTCACAAGAGCGTCAGACTACTCAAAAACTTAAAGCTGACTTAGTTAAGAATATTACTAAACCACAAACCGGGGGTGTTAGATGACAGAACTAGAACTGCTTAAGAAGCATAACGATGAATTCCGCCAGTCGGCGGTAGACAAACTCATGTCCGGCGCAGCTAAAGACTACGCCGAATATAGAGAATTGGTGGGGGTTATTAGGGGTCTTGACCACGCCAATTTCAATCTTCAAGACCTCAAACAACGTATAGAAAGACAAAACAATGAGTGAAATACTCGTAAGCCAAGACGGTGCCACAGCCACTGTACTTCCCGCGACGGCTGAAGAGAAAGCTAAGCAGGTTCCTGATCCTGCTACTTTTCATGTTCTTTGCATGCTTCCCAAAGCAGAAGAAGAATTTAGTGAATCCGGTATCCTTAAATCCGCTACTGCCATGTACCACGAGGAGCTACTTTCCCCCGTGTTATTCGTAGCCAAAATAGGGCCAGATGCATTTAAAGATGAAAAGAGGTTTCCCTCCGGGCCCGCGTGCCAAGTCGGAGATTTCATTATCACCCGCCCCAATACTGGCACCCGTATGAAAATACACGGTACAGAGTGGCGTTTGATCAATGATGACTCTATCCAAGCAGTAGTTCAAGACCCCCGCGGTATTCAACGCCCATAAGGAGAAATCATGGCTAATTTTGAAAAAACGGAATATCACTTTCCTGATGAGATAGAAGAAGCCGAGAAAAAGGCTAATGCTTCTCTAAAGTCTAAAGATGACGAGTTTGATATTGAAATTGTTGACGATACGCCACCCGCAGACAGAAACCGTGGTGAGCCACTAGATACACCACCTGAAGAAGTCACTGAAGAAGAACTTGACAAATATACTGATGTCAAGCTCAAGGAAAGACTGTCTAAATTAGGTCGCGGGTATCACGACGAGAGACGAGCCAAAGAAGCAGCTTATCGTGAAAAAGATGAAGCTTTGCGTCTGGCGCAGTCAATTGTTGAAGAGAATAAAAAGCTAAAAGGTACGCTCAGTACTAGCCAAGAAGCCCTATTGGAGCAGGCCAAACGGACTGTTTCAGCAGAGGTAGAAGATGCTAAGAGAGAGTACAAGAATGCTTATGAGGCTGGGGACTCAGATGCCTTGGTTGCAGCGCAGGACAAACTAACCTCCGCTAAGATCAAAGCTGAGCGAGTAAATAATTTTAGGCCCGCCCCTTTACAAGAAGATAAATCTGTTGTACAAACTCAACAAATCGCGCAAGTAAACGCGGTTGATCCTAAAGCAGCCGACTGGCAAGCCCGAAATGGCTGGTTTGGGAAAGACCGTGAAATGACCGGCTATGCGCTTGCGTTGCATGAGAAGCTGGTCGTAGAGGATGGCATTGATCCTAAATCGGATGAGTATTACCGGAAACTCAACGGCAGGATTCGCCAAGTGTTCCCAGAGAGGTTTGCCTCTGAGGACTACGCTGATGCACAAACATCTCAGCGCTCGCCAAAAGCAAATGTTGTTGCACCAGCAACGCGCAGCACTGCACCTAGAAAAATCGTGCTGAATGCAACGCAGGTACAACTAGCCAAACGGTTGGGAGTTCCATTGGAACTGTACGCCCGTAAGGTTGCAGAAGAAATGAGGAAATAAAAATGGCTGAACAAAATCGATTGAAGCGTGAACTTGAGACTCGTGAAAAAGAGAGCAGACCTGCTGCAAAGTGGACTCCGCCTCAACTTCTTCCAGAAGTGGATGAGGAACCTGGTTACGCTATGAGATGGATTCGCACCAGCATGGGTGGTGTGGGTGACGCTAGAAATGTTTCCGCAAAACTTCGTGAAGGATGGGAGCCCGTAAAGGCTTCTGATCACCCTGAAGCGCATACATTTGCCGATCCAAATTCTCGGTTTAAAGATGCGATTGAAGTCGGTGGACTTATCCTTTGTAAAACACCTGTTGAATTTATTGAACAACGCGATGCGCACTATCGGAAACTCTCCGACTCGCAAATGCAATCAGTAGATAACAGCTTCATGCGCGAAAGCGACGCTCGTATGCCCCTGTTTAGCGATAAACGCACGACAGTGACTAAGGGTTCAGTTTTCGGTTCTGGGTCTTAATTTTGGAGTCTAACGATGGCATATCCTACCATTGACAAGACGTACGGTTTCAAGCCAGTCAATCGACTGGATGGTCTACCCTACGCCGGAGCGATCCGTCAAATCCCAATCGCCCCTTCCTACGCAACAGCGATCCTGAACGGTGACACCGTCAAGGTGGACACTAACGGCTACATTGTGGCTGCTAGTACTACCGACTCAGGTAATATCATTGGTGTGTTGGTTGGATGTTCTTATATTAATTCGTTGAGTCAACCTACGTTTGCACAAGCTTACCCATCTTCTACGTCAACTTCAACAGCCATGGCTTTTGCCTTTGTTGTGGATGATCCTAGTGCTGTGTTCCGTGTTTGTGCTACTGTCGCTAGTTCCACTACTCCTACGGCTTATAGCCGTGCGATTGTTGGTTCTAACGTGGCTTTGGTTGCTAACGTTGGTTCTACTACCACTGGTGATTCGTATTATGGTATTGACGGTTCTTCCGCCGCTACCACTGCGACACTTCCCGTCCGTGTTGTTGACGTTGTGCCCGATACTGCGACTGGTTCTGCCAGCGTAGCCGCCACAACATATTACGAGTTCCTCGTTAAATTCAACACCGCGCAGTATAACAATACTACCGGTATTTAAGGAGTAACTTACCATGGCTATTTCACGCGCACAACTACTTAAAGAGTTGCTCCCCGGTCTGAACGCATTGTTTGGTCTGGAATACGCTAAATACGGCGAAGAGCACAAAGAGATCTACGAAACTGAAACATCAGAGCGTAGCTTTGAAGAAGAGACAAAGCTTTCTGGCTTCTCTGCCGCACCTGTCAAAAATGAGGGCTCTGCCATTCAGTATGACAATGCACAAGAAGCATGGACTGCACGTTACACCCACGAAACCATTGCGATGGGCTTCTCCATCACAGAGGAAGCTGTGGAAGATAACTTGTACGACAGCTTGTCTTCACGCTATACCAAGGCTTTGGCCCGCGGTATGGCTTACACCAAGCAAGTTAAAGCTGCTTATGTGTTGAACAACGCCTTCACTGGCGGCCCAACATACGGCGACGGCGTGGTGCTTTGCTCTACTGCTCACCCCTTGGTTTCTGGTGGCACCAACAGCA